TGTACCTGCTGATTTAAAACCTATTATGAGAACTTATATTAAATTAATGAATTATAAAACAGGAGATAATATTATGCCTATGAGTAGAAATGCTATCTCACAACTGTTATTAAAAACAAGTAAAAAACTTATTGATAAAAGTATTAGTTCTACCATGATTAGAAAATCATATTTATCCAGTAAATATGGTGATATGAAAGAAGAAATGAAAGAAGATGCGAAGATGATGGGACACAGCGTGGCTACGGCACAAAAGGTCTATACTAAAAATAGTGAATAATTTTTTATAATTATATTTTTTTATTATTTAATGAAAATTAAGCATTAAATACCGAGAACTGACCATCGTTCAATTGAGCCACACGATGATATTCACACCAGTTTCTCATCGTGGTTACAGCACCCCGCATATCAGTCGCCTTGATATGAAGCTCAATACCACGAACACCTACACGACCACCAGTGAGCCTAGTAGAATTTAAGAAGAAATTACCGGATAATTGTGCTTTTGTATCTAATCCTTCAAACTTAGCAGTAGCACCATATCCTACACCCTGTCTACTATATTCATCACGAGTAATATGTACCATGACCTGCGAATCTTGTAATAGTGAATAAAGACGAGCTGTATTAGTAATATTAGATGAAAACTCAAATTTATCATTATATCTTAAATTGTAAGAAAAACCACCAACAATATTACTGGCGTTTCTGGTTGTAGATAACGCACCGAGACCTTGTAGTAAATCAAGTTCATTCTTTCTATCAGCATTAAATACAGTTAATACTTTACTTACTTCACGATTAGCCATACCGAGATTTCTTACAGTATCACTTTGTAGAGATGCTTGTGTAACACTTGTAGATACAGCACGATAATCAACAAACGAAAAAGTCATTTGTTTATTCGCATCAGCATATCGCTCCATTTCATCCGTCGCACCATAGTAAACATAATCAGCACAGAACTTAAGTTCATTACGGTCAATCAAGAACTCCTGATTAACCGTCCCACCAAGTTTAACAGCACGATGCGTCTTCGGTGGTCTAAATGTTAGTTCAATAGTCAGGGGCATATCCATCATATAAAGTGGTAGCTGAGTTGTTTTCATGAAAGGGAATAAATCACCAATATCAATAGAATAACTAGGAGATTGTTCAGGAGAAGCACCATCCATAGTAGCAAAAGGCATCTGTAAAAATTGACTTGTAGTACCATCATCCGTAATATCACGTCCTACTTCTAAACCATAATGTGTAGCATCATTAGACGTACCAGCATCAGCTATGTCATATCTAAAGGCGTGGTTCATACAACGACCAGTCGTATATAACTCACGTTCTACATTATTTTCATTAGAAATTCTTGTAGAATGAAATGCTTGTAGATGATCCCACGAAGAAATTTCATTAATAACAACATTACCACATTTCAGCACTGCTTTCTCTACAAGATTACCTACACCGACACCGACAGGATACATAGCACGGCTTACATCAGTAGGGGGAACTAGCGATAAAAAAACCTTAGATTTACTGTGTAGAAATCCCTTCTGTTGAAGCTGAAATCTGGCGAAACCAGTAACACTATCACCTGAACCTTCTTGAAAGACCACGCTTTCTAGCAAATCAGTTTCTATCTCTTGAATGTAATTAACCGGAACAGAACCAAGACGCATGAAATCTGGAATAGCAGGGGCAAATTTACCCATAGTGGGCGGAGCTTTGTTTAGGGGTGGTGGCTCATCAGTTACGAAAGGGGGTTGACCGGAAGCACTCATATTTATATAGTTATTTATATAAATATTATATCACAAAAATAAAAAAATAAAATTGTATAGAAATAGAAATAATTAATCTAATGAATAAAATCCATCTTTATCTTTTTTAATTTTTAATGTTTCTTTCACAGTTGATTCATCATCGCTCTCACTTGTGAGATCATCTGTTTCACTATAATCTCCATCATATAAAAAACTTACATATTCATATAATTCTTTTACAAATGTAAATGTATCTTTATCAATTTTATTATCAAAATGTTCATCAACAAACATAATTATATCATTTTTATCACAACTCATTTTATATTAAACATATATTTTATTTTTGATAATTTTACTTATTGAATCATTTGTACCCCATTAGCCGACCATACTAAAACAGCACGACTCTTAACATAAATGAATACCGATTGTGGTGAATCATCAGTTAAATCACTTTCAATAGATACTCCCCACTGTTCTCTTGAAAAATCGGCTCCTGTATTAAACTGACTGTACTTCATACCAAGACCAAACAAGGCACCCCCATCTGCTAAATCATTATAACTATCATCAGCCGTCCCTAGATTATATGCTCGGTTATTGTTTTGTGAAGAGACAGAACATCTATCATCAATATAAGTAGGAATTACACTATCAACAAATTGTTTCAATACTTGTGGGTCTACAACAGCAACATTATTATCTTTATCAAAATTAGTTACAATATCATATTCACAGGGAAATTTAGAACCACCACGTAGCCACTGAATACGCTTCAGGAACGCAAGTTCTCCACCAGATTTAGAAGGATAAGTCGTAGCATTACCATTCTGTGTAATTGTATTAATATGAGAAGATGGACAGAAATTCATGAATACAGATTGAACTTCTTTTAGACCAAGACTGAACTGAAGTTGAGCATTTGTAGAATTAATAGACGTGTATAGAGAAGTAATCGTATTAAATTCACGCTGTCCGGATGATTGTTTAGACAATGTAGCCATTTCATCAGCAGGGACATCTTCAATCTCACAAGTGAGTTCTAATTCACTTAATTGATAATGAGCATCACTAACAGTAGCACTACTACCATCCGGATTAAATAGACACGCTTGATCAGGCGAAAGGTGAATCTCAATCTGGATACCCCCAAAAGATGACTCCATAAGATTAATCGGCTCACCTGTACCAAGGAACCCACACATAAGATTAGCAGAGAAACTATTAACAACTTGATCAGCAGTAACACCAGCAACATTACCAATAACAGTTTTAAAGAATGTTTCAGGGTTAGGCATAATTAAATTAGTCGCTCCCATGAAAGACATTAAATCTTGTTTAGAACTGGATAATCCTAAATAACTCTGTAAATAACGTGGATACGCCCGTATGTGTTCGCAAATTTGTTTTGATTTATTATGACGAATAATTAACTGATCCATAACATTATAAATACCGAGCCTATTATCCATAGTTACACGATTAGCACCGGTGTCCGTTTCTAATACAGGAGCAGGTGGCGTAGCATTATCTTTGAAAACAGCAAGATTACCAGCTATACGGATTGATTTAGGGTTAAGTATACCGTTTTGACTTTGAATTGTGAAGGATAGAACTGGAAAGCCATTTTTGAAACTAACTTTACCATCACTAGGAATATTATCAGGGCGGATACTTATATATCTACTGCTCATTTTATATTATTTAAAATATAATATTTAATAAAAAGAAATAAATAAAAAAAGATTTAATTGAATTTACTGAACAACACCAACAGACCCCGAACCTTTCATCATCAGTTTTCTTATATGAAATACAAAAGAGTTAATCATCTTCGGTTTCGTAGGAGCCGATGATTCTTCATATTTTAGTAGAACCGAAAGGTCTTTACCACGCATATCCATAGCACCTGAACCTATAGCGAACCCACGAGATAATACCCAATTCTCAAGATATTTAACAAAAGAACGTGGAACAATACCAGCATTATCTAATCCTTTTTCTAATTCAAAGATATGGAAAGCATCAATACTTTCACGTGTAGCACACTTCTTCACAGATACAGGACGAGATGGAACAAGCTTACCATTAATTACATACTGAACAGAAGTTAAGAAATCACAAATACCAGAATATCCTGAACGATTACTATTTAATCCTAAATCAGCTTCATCATCTGTAATTTGATAAGTCCCACTACTGGATACTAAACTAGCAGATTTATATACAGTTGAATCCGTAGGACATACTAAAATTGATTTCGCCCTTGAATTTTGAGCATGAACCAAAAAGGACGTCTGCCTATCACTAGCTAAAAGTGAATTCTTGTAATTAGTAACAGAATGAATATCAAACTCTATAGCCTTACCTTCACGAATCTTAGCCATCATACCTGCTTCAATTTTAGGGTCTGGCGTTACTTGATGAACAACAAGATTGAAATTAGAAATAGTGAAAGATGGTTTATATACACCAGCAACAGTAGGAGACAATACAGATGTACTAAACAGACTCCATCCTTGATCAATCGCTTCACCGCTATTTTGTGTAATAGCACTCGCACATTTAAGTTCTAGTAGTCCATTAGAAGAAGCATTAATTTCACTAATTACAAAGGGAGCAGTAAGGGTGGCTTCGGTTTTACCAGTTCTTTTAATAAAATTAATAGATTCACCTACAACAAAAGGGCATCTATCAACTAAATCATCTCCTACAAGGTTATTATCTTGTTTAATATAAATAGTCGCAGGGGCAGTTAGAGCTCCACCATCCGCCCAAGTATCAGGGACACCTACGCCGGTAGAACCATTAAGTGAATGGAAAACCGGATTGAGAGTTAAACGGCGGTCTTTAATAGCCGTATCTAATTGTTTAATGACTTGTTCAGGACGAACAACATCCCACTCTAAATATAAGCCATTTGACATAAAAACCGGAAAAATCTTACCAGAAAATACTCCGCTATGAATACTTACACAACATTTAACACTAGTGAAATCAGCATCAGTAAGGGTAGCCGATTTACCAGCACCACGCTTGAAATAAGGATTAGTCATGGTATCGGTGTATTCACTTTTAGTATTACCGAGAGACCCACTATTAGGGACAGAGTAAGCCGTCCCCCCTTCTTGTAACGCACGAAGATTTCTTTTAGAAGCATCCGTATCATAATCATATTTCAAGGCTACAAGTTCAGCATATTCATTAATTTCTTCAATAAGATTACCACGTGTCCCATCATAAATACGTAGGTTTCTAAACAATACACCAGCACCAGCGTGATCTAATTGTAGAAGTGTGGGTTTTTCACCAGCAGGAAGACTAAGTTTAAGGTCAAATTCTAAAAATGATTTCTTACCATCCATAAATTTAACTGATGGGGGTACAAATAGAGAGATTTTCTGGCCACCACTAAAAGATAATCCATTTTCACTAGATATTTCTACTTTAGTTTCACCGATTTGAACTACATCATCCGGACGCCAATAATTAGACATTTTATATAATACCAAATATATTTAATTGAGTTAAAATATAATAAAAAAAATAAAAAAAAATATTAATGTATAAATGAGTGTAAAAGCACCACCGGAAGTTTTAGAAGTATGGAGTCCTGAATGTGAAAGATTATTAGCTGAATGGAGTGAAAAAGGTTCTTGTTATAGATGGTTACATAATACAAGTGAAAAGAAATATAGATCACGATATTATTGTTTTAGTATACCAGTTATAATTTTATCAACTTTAACAGGGGCGGCTAATGTAGGTATGGATAGTTTTATCACCGATGAAAATAGACCGATGGCTTCTGCTATTGTAGGTGGTATCAATATATTCGCAGGGATATTAGGTACATTACAGAATTTCTTAAAAGTAGCAGAAACAATGGAGAGCCATAGAGCATCCGGTATATCATGGTCTAAATTAGGACGTAACATATCAATTGAATTAGCAATAGATCCTATGAGACGAACTAATGCTCATGATTTTTTAAGTATTTGTAGAGCTGAATATGATAGACTTATAGAACAATCACCAACAATAGATGATGATATAATTAATACATTTAGAAAGAAATTTAAATCTTATGATACAATAAGTAAGCCTGCGATAACAAATGGATTAGATAAATGTATTATATACACAAGACCAAATGTTAAAAATAGAGAAGAAGACTTAAAACAAATGAAAACTGAAAGCGGTGAAGAAGAAATAAGTTCTCCTTAAAACTTTTCTTCTAAACAATGATATAAATTATTTAATTGTTTGAATGTTTCTTCATCACCACCCTTATCAGGATGATGGACTTTACATAATTTATGATATTCTTTTTTTAAATTTTCAAATGAATTAGATTTCTTTAAATTATTAAATTGTGGTTCTTGTGTCTCACAAGTGAGATTTTCATTTATCTCACTTCTGTGATATTCATTAGAATCATCAAAACATCTAAAAGGGTCAAAGGGTTCTTTACATTTCTTACACTTCTTTTGATTTTTTATTTCATTATCTCTTTTACATTTAAAGCAAGGATAATAGCTAGGTTGTCCATGTCTACAATACATACGTGAAGCATATACATTTATAAATTTTTCATTTTCTTCATCATCATCATAATATCTTCTATCTTTAAAATCAAGCCCCATAATAAAGAATATATATTTTATTTCTTATATTTGTTCTTTTTCTTTGTGATTTTTTTTTCATTTTTTTTAGCTTTAGATTTTTTTGTTTTTTGATTACTTGAAGTGGCAGAGCTTACCTTCGCCATATCAAATATTTCTTGTGGTTTTATTTTTGTATTATTCTTTTTAGGCATAATGATATCTTCACTTGATTTATAAGAAGGGGTATATCCATTCATTTTATATTAATAAATTATATTTTAAATTTATTATATTATTTATTATATAAATAATGTCGCTTGTAATTTGTAGTAATTCTAAAGATGATGCTAGTGAAACAAACAGTCAGTCTATTTTTAAACCGTTTTCTTTCAGGAATGGTTTATCATCTACATATACTATCCCTAAAAATGGACAGGTGGCTTTACAAAGTGTAAAATATAATCTTGATGGGACTATCGCTTTCGCCGGTGATGATTATCTTATGTATCAATATTATGGGGAAACTCTTGAGATAGCTACAGATGATATTAATGTTAAGTCTACATCGGTACCCATACCAACTCCTTTGATTGATAGTGGTAATGTTGTTGAAGAATTAACTAGTGAAGAATTAATGACTAAATTAGCGAAACAATTAAATAGTCGTATTTTTCATCCACAATTAAGAAATCAAGTATCTACAGATATAAAGAGAAATGCTACAACAAATGAATTAGAAGGATATATAATTAATTATGATTATTATGATTTAGCATCTAGTTTAGTCCCTTCTTCATCATTTATAGAAAATATAGGATCTTATGAAGCAAGGGAAGATGATGATTTTACTGGATTTGAATGGGACGGAGCAGACTTTACAACCATAGAACCTGCTAAATTCAATGACCACCCAAGAGCAGCTATACTTACTGAACATCCTATATCTCTACATAATGGAGTTTTAACTGTTGATTTTTCAGCAACCGCAGATAAACAGTGGGCGGTGGGATTATCTAGATTTGTTAATAATCGTACAGATGATGGAGATATACAACCTTCTTATTTTTCATGGGAAAGAAGTGATCAACATTTAGATGATAAATTTTTCTATGATGTGATGGTTTGTAGAGATGGTGACAGTCTTACTATTTATCATACACCAACAGATAGTAGTTTAGGTGATGGTGATGATAAAAATTATTTATGTAGTCAAGAAATGGTATATGGTAATAATGCTATACCGTATCCCTATGATATTAGTGTAAATGCTCAATCATATACAAAAGTAAAATTCACTTGTAGCGGACAAAAGATTAAAATAGAAATGTTAGATGTTGATGATGAAGCAACTACACTTTATGAATATGGTTCAGGTTTTGATAAAGATGACAATATTAAATTAATTAATCAAGCTATGTGGAATATGTATCCGGTATTATATATAGAAGCTACTAACGATGATTTCGGTGAATCATTAACAGTTGAAGAATATACAGCAGTTCAAACAGTTAATAATAGTGATATTTTCGCTCTTGATAATTCATGGTATAATTTTGTGGAAGCAAGTGCTGATGAATCATTAGCTCAAGGTCTAGAAGCAAGATCGTGGAATGATATGGGAGTAACTGCTAAATTAACTTACAAAGGAATTTTAACCGGAGCTAATCAAGTTATAGATTTAGACAATTATTTAATTACAAAACAAGATGATTCAACATTTATACCATCTATAGGAGCAAATAGTTTTACTGTGTTAGGATTTAATACATCTCCTACAAAGGAATATGCTTATGGAACAGGAGCGAATAGTACAAGACGAACCTTTACAAGTGATACTGTCCCTAAATTACTTTCAGCAAGAACAATATTTTTAAGAGTTGAAAATTTAGCAACTAAAGTAACTAATGCTTTGATGGGTAATCGTTCTAATATTATAGCTCATTTACCAAGATTTGATGGACAAGTTGAAACAGGACGTATCTATCATGAACCGAAAAATTTAATCTTTTTAGATATAGGAAACAGTGAAGAGTTTAAAATTAATAGTTTTGATATATCTTTCTGTTATAGTAATGAGCAGTATTGTACGGCTTTGACCGGACAGAGTGTTGTAGTATTATACATAAAGAGCAAAGGAGATTAATTGTTTCTAATAAAAACTAATTAAATTAATCAATTAATTTATTTATATTTAAGTTTTTTTTATCTAATTTATTATATTTTGTTTAATATAATGGAACAATTACCGCAAGAATTACAATTACAATTTGTAGATCCGGATACAGGAGAAGAGAATCCTAATTTCATATATACTGATGTACCTGAGATGAATGATACAGAAGAAGAAGAAATAGATGTCGTTGAGCATCTTACAGTTGAAAAAGAAGATATAGATATTAATTCTATATTTGATAAGGCTATGAATGATGTGGGTGGATTAGATACTATTGAAACAGAAATCCCTGAAGGTGTCCCTGAAATCTCACTAGTGAAATCTCCTAAGAAAATACCTGAAATCTCACAAGTGAAATCTAATATAAAACCTGTAAAATTAAATAAGAATGGACAACCACGTAAAAAAAGAGTATACACTGATGCTCAGCGTGAAGCTATGAGAGAACGCATGAAAAAAGCAAGGGAGCAATCCGGTAAAAATAAAGCAAAGAAACAAGAAGAAAAAGCACAAGAAAAGAAATATAAAGAATTAATGAAACAAAAGAAACTTTTAGAAATGGATGAAATTGAAGAAAAGATTAAAAAGAAGAAAGAACCGAAAAAAGAACCAGCCCCAGAACCAGCCCCAGCACCAGCCATATCAATAGAAGCACCTAAAGGACTATCTAGAGATGAATTAAAACAGGCTCAATTTGATGCTATACTTCAATATGAAACTTTAAGAAAAAAAAGAAAAGCAAAAAAGAAACAAGAAGAACAAATTCAACAATATAAAAAAGATGTTGAGAATTCATTAAAGAAAGAGTTAGGATGGAGAGATGTAGCTGGTGAATATGCGGATTGTTTTTAATCTAAAAAAAATATATTTAATAGATATATAATGGATACTTCTTTACCTGAAATATTAAAAGTAAAGGATGTTATTGAGAGTGATAAGTTTGATGGTGTTCATGAAAACTTACCGCAGATGCCTTCATTGTGTTTAATTATAGGTTCTGTAAGAAGTGGTAAAAGTAATTTATTAGTTAATTTCTTTTGTAATCCTAAATTTTATAAAGACAGATTTGATATTGTAAAAATAGTATCAACCACATTAGGAGCAGATACAAAAGGTAAAATATTAAATAAACATTTTGATTGTATGGATCATTATGAAGATTCTATTATTGAAGAAATAAAAGAATCACAAAGTAAGCAAGAAGAAAAGAAAGATAGACCTACTTATGCTTTAGTTCTAGATGATGTATTAACAAAAGATTTTAGTAAAAATAATGCTGTATCATTTTTTTCAACTCGCTTTAGGCATTATATTGACTTCTATGTAATAGCTACACAGACATTCAGGGCTGTATCATCTATGATTAGAAACAACGCTACTGATGTAATTATCGCACGTCAGCAGAATAGTAAGGAGTTAGAAAAGATAGCAGAAGAATATGGTGATTTAGTAGGTGGTTATGATAATTTTATTAGTTTATATAATAAAGTTCATAATTCTAAATACCAAATGATGTACATGAAATTAAGTGAAAATCCGGTTCAGGTTTTTCGTAATTTCAGTGAAAGAATATATTGATAATTTTATTCATTAAATAATTATATCAATAATAATATAAAATGGATATACACTCTAATGATGCTGGTGATATATCCGCTGGTAATATGAATAGAAATTCTATGATTCAATATCAGCAAGCAGTTCAAGATCACAATTCACAAATAGCAAAAAATATAGTTGATTTAAAAAGTAATTTAACTAATAATCTTTCACAAATGAGCGAAGGCGATACTTTAAATAGTATACATACTGGTATTGATGGATTTTTAGGAGTTAATGGTATAAAGTCAGGTTTAAAATCTTATAAAGAATGGAGCCAAAATAGAAATAGTAAATCAAATGCTTTAAAAAGTAAAATAAATGAATCTTCAGGTGGAGTTAGTGGAGATATTAGTGTAGGTGTTGAACCGAACGCATCACCGCAAGTTACTGAACCACCTAACTCTACAACAGAACCACCGGCAACAGCTTCACCTGAAGGTACATCGGCAACACCATCATCTAATACAAATCCTACAGCAGAAGAACACGCATCTATAACAGTAGGAGATGAAGGTAAAGGAGAAAGTGGTTCATTAATTCATAAAGGTCTAAAAAGTGTTACAGGGTTGAGTGATGATGCGATAGATAAAGTAGGTAAAGGAGCAGGAGCATTAGGGTCTGCTGTAACTGGTGGTATTGATTTATATGATGACCTTAAAGCAGGTAAAGTAGCAGGAGATAATGGATGGGAGAAAGCAGGTAATATAACACAAATAGGGGGAGCAATAGCAGATGTAGCTGGTGTGGCGTTCCCCCCTGCTGAACTAGTAGGTGGAGTATTAGATTTAGTAGGTGGAGCATTAGATGGTATAGGTGAATTATTCGGTGGTGATAAAAAGAAAGAACAAGCAAAAGCAAGTGAACAAAAGGCGGTACAACAGCAAAAACAACAAATTCAGGCTGCCCCCAAAATTACTACACAACAGACAGCACTAGCTCAAACTCAATAAATTTAATAATTATTTTATAAAATTAAATATCTATAAAAGAATATATATCTATGGACAAATCAACCAAACCAAAAAATGCTGAGATATTAAAAGATATTCAAAAACTTTTAATTGACCTTAAAACAAATGTAACTGATATGAAAGTAGATGTATCCAAATTAAAGAATGATATGTTCATTGTAAGAACTATTCATGAAATTAAAAAAGACACCGTTAAAACACAAGAAAAGAATAGTAGTGAAGGTGGTTCGTGGTTCTGGTAATTTACCACAAGACCTTATGAGACCAATATTTCGCCGAATTTTTATCAGTTGTTTGTCCGTGTCTTTGATAATATCTTTTTTTTCGTTCTTTATCATTATGATCTAATGATGAATAATGTCCTATTTTATCTTTGAACTGACCATATCTAGAATCACCGAAATTAATTAATCTTTTTTTGTCTCCCTTCATAACGTATACGGCATACTTTTTATTTTTAGCCTTTGAAACAAAAGGTTTATAAAGTTTTTTTTCTTTCGGTTTATCCATTATATGTATAATTAACAAAATAAAAATATATTCTAAATTATAATGGATTATCCTGAAGTTTCAATTTGTATCCCTGTTTATGAAAGAAATGAATTTTTATATTTAACATTAAGTAATATAAAACGACAAACATATCCACACGATAAATTAACAGTTATTATTGATGAATGTAAAAGTAATAATCCTTTTATAACGGACATCTCACAAGTGAGACAATATTTACATCCAATAAAATTAATTCATAAAGTTTATAATTCAAGGAGTGGTATAGGTGAAAAACGTAATAGATTAGTAAAAACAGCTACAACGAAATATATTCAATTTTTTGATACAGATGATTTTTATTTTAATAAATGTATTGAATATAATTATGAATCATTAATACAAAATAAAGTTAAATGTTGTGGTAGTAATAAAATGTCTTTTTGTTATATTGATGATGAATTTAAATTATCCGCGATTGATTGTGGTGATATTGTTGATCTAATTCATGAAGCTACATTATTTATGGATAAAAAATGGTTTCAAACAACTAATAAATTTTCAAGATTTCATAATGGAGAAGGGAGACGATTATTTGAAGGAGTAAACAAAAAGTATATTTATATAACTGATGTAAACAATGTTATGATATGTTTAGTACATAAATCTAATACTGTATCTAAAGAACAATTTAGTCCTGATGTAATTTATAAAGAAACGGATACAATTAAATATCTAGATGATGATTTACAAGAATACCTGAAAACCATTATAAAACAGTCGTAAATAGTTTAATGTATCCTGAAATATACAATAAAGCAAATACCAAAATAAAACATTCATATTCATAATTATCCATATATAATAACTTGATATTTTAATCTCACAACTGAAATCTCACAACTGAGATGCGTTAATTACTTAAATATTTTCTATGTTATATATATAAATGGATAAAATAACCGATGAATATATTCAAAAATTAGTAACAGATCATAAGAAGAAATTACAATATCACAGAGATAGATATAACACTATAAGAAAGCATGATGAAACCTTTATGAAGAAAAACAGAGATAGAGCTAAAGTTCATTATGAGAATAACAAAGAAAAAAAGAAAGAATATTATGAATCTAACAAAGTATTAATGAATGCTAAAGCATCTTACAAGTATTATGTTAAAAATGATAAAGTGGATAAATTCAAAGAAAAATATAACGATAGATATGAATTACTTATTAATTCAGGATTTATTACTGAACCTTCGCAACCGGCTGAAGTCTAAGTTTATCACGTAATTCTTTTTTTTGTTCTTCTGTCCAAGTTCTTGATACTGATAGAGATGGTATTTTTATATCTTCTTCATAATTATCAACCGCCCACTGTACCCATTCATCGCTGGTTTTAGTTTTAAATTCTTCACTACCCCATTTAGGCATCACACAATGAGAATGAACACTATAACGTCTCACACCAGTTAAAAGTTTTTTAAACTCACAACAACTATATCCATCAATCTTCTTACGTTCTTTAGGCATTTTATATAATAAATAATATATTAATTATAATTTACTTTTTTTAGTATTTTTTTTTTGTAATATATCCCCTATTACATTAAAAGAAACATTCATTTGTCTTTGTATTTTGAATAATACACTACTACTATTATTTACATTAGCATAAGAACCATCCGGATCATGAATAGATACAGTAATACTTGATAATTTAGTAGGCTTACCAATAGTAAATTCTATATTACTTTCACCAGCAAAGAAATAATCAGCTTGTGGATTTTCTTTAGTAATAGTCCCAACAATAGGCATATTTGTAATATTACTTCTACCACCTACAAAGACACTTTGTGGAACAATATTACTTCTAATAGTATAATATCCTTTTATCATTGATGTAGGGAAGTTTTCAGCTCTTAATTGAATACTAGATGTTTTTACGTTTATATTAGGGTATATTTGTAAAAACTCACCACCCCAATCACCACTCGCCCCTGAGCTTGTATCGTCATATTTATACAAACTAAAAGGAGTCGGTAGATTGTCGGTAAAATGTGGTATACCGTTTTCATTTGTATCCCAGTTTTTAGTATTAGTAACCTTTATATCGGCATTTGTTGTGGGGTATTTTAAACTTTTAATATTATTATTATCAACTCTTAATATTCTTGTATTATTAGCTCCGTTGAATTGTTCATAAGTAAATCCCATTATACCCCATAATCCATCATCCCAAGTATCTTCATCATATCCCATGTCTTCTAAAAATATACCACTTTTACTATCATAAACATTAAAAGGTACATAATTTAAATTAAATTCATTTAAAGTGTATGGTGTAGAATCACGAGCATATACGTCTACTTGTTCTAAATAAGGAACAATAGCAGGGCAGAATTCATCTAAATTCTGGAAAGGGTTTATAATATAAACAGGGTCTCCGCCATCATCAGGCACACCACTTACTATATATGAATGTACTTTACTCGCCCCACCAGTTTTAGGGGGATTAGGTATATAGCGTCCACCGTCCGCAGATCTACTTGATAAATTTTCTCCTGTATGTAAATCACTTATACCGAAATGTTCACCATCCCAAGTAATAGAAGGATTATCAGCACCAACATACCGTCTCACCACATACTCGCTTAATGTATTAGTCACTCCACTTCTTTGAGAATTAGTAGTATTATCATAAGCCCCATATATGGGAGAAGTAATACCATTGACTATACTTTCACCATAATAATTGATAGGGACTTGTTTACCATTATATAAAGCAATAGCAGGATTACAACAAGCGGTAAAATGTAAATCATACCCAAATTTTCTATCAACTTCTATAAATCCAGTACTATCCCCATCTAACCAATGGGCGAAATCTAAATCTATTGATTGACCATCAGCAATCCTTACAGATGGATGAATATTAATAAAATCAGCTGTAATTGAAGCACCACCATCAAGCGTATTAGTATATGTAAATTCTTCTTTTGTAAAACAACCATAAGTCAATTTATTTTTATCAATATCAGGTTTATCATAATATGTATCTTTATCAGCAGGATTATAATATACTAAAAATAATTTACTATATCGTAAATTATCATTAGTCCTTAATGGGTCAGCATGAGTCGGTCTATATAATGATGAACCTAAACTACTCATATTTTTTAGAACATTTAGCTGACTACTAACTGTTATATATTTAATTGTTACAGGAGTATCTACACTTAAAGCAGTAGAAAATGTAGAAGCTAAACCTAGTGTTTGTGTTTGATTAATAGAATCACCATCGGCTTCTTGTATAACTACTGTTTCATTTACCCCACCGATATTAACAATAGCCGAACACATATAATAATAGTCGCCTACAGGTGTACCTGTCCCAGTAGAAGGATTAAATATTTCATCAGTTCCATTCCAAGGTAGATCAATCAATAAAAATCCTGAAGTGTAAGCACTTTTAAGAGTTGTATGGGCGTATTCAACAGCACTATTTACAGCAAGATAATCTATGTCTATTTCAACCATATTAAGATTTTTTATTGTATTCATGTGAAAAAATCTTGTATTATTGATTGTATGAGTATGATTATAATCAAAGTTCTCTGTAGCACTTTTAGGAGTTCCATAGGTTACCTGAGCCTTCGTATCAAAAGTAGAAATAGGTTCATCATTCCAACTTTCCCATATTTCAGGATATAATGATTGAGCATCTATAAATTGTTTTAGTTTTAATAAATTATCTTTTGTATAGGGTATATTTGTTCTTAAAGGTTCACTATCATTCAAATTATACTGTTGTCTTAAACTACTTCCTAAAAGTCTATCTTGAGTTGTAGTTAATTTAGTTCCATCATTACTAGCATTCATATTAACAAATTGTCCATTTTCATATAATTCAGGACGTTTCCATCCTATTATTTGATAATTATTATACCAAGTTGTATCAGTTGTTCCATCTCCTAAAGTAGACACGGCTTCTGGCTGCCAAAAATGTTGACTTCCACAATTAAAAGTTTTATATGTTTCACTCTCAACAATTTTATTAACTGGTATATCTATTGTGGCATTGTTAATTTCTTTTTTATTCATATCCCCACGATATACTTGTTTTCTTTCACTTATAATACCTTGTAATTTTTGTGTTAAATCATCAGCTATAAATTGAGCTGAATTAAAACCTTTATCAATATTGATAGGTAGTTTTTGTCTATATACATAATATTCTCTATATTCAGGAGCGATAGTCCAATTTTGTAATGGTTCATTCGCATCATCAAAACCACTATTAATAGTCCCTTTACCAAAATCATTAGACCCCAATGTACTATACCTACTGATAAATAATGTAAATTTAGTATTATCATTTTTAACTTTTACAACTGGGGCGATCAAATCATCTTTAGCATTGTAAACACATATTTGATAATCATTTTTAATCATGAAGTTGAAATCAGGTATAGGTGATATATATCCGGTGGTCGTGGATTCTGCTGAATTATAAGGGACGGATGGTAAATTACCGGTAGGTGGCGTAGCTTGAGCTTCACCTGTATCAGTAAATTTAACACCCTTTCTCGGTAAACCAATATATCCGGTGCCGTTTGTATTTTTATAATAATTTAAAATTAAATTAGCTTCATTATCTTTTAATTCTATTTCTTCATCTATTACTTGTGTAACTACCGACGACCTAGCGACTTTACTAACAGGTTCATAGATAGTATTTTCTGTAATATAAGTGAATTTCTTTTTTTTACCTAATGATTTACCTTTTAACTCAATTGTTTTTAATGAACCAGCACCCCTTTCACTAATGAATCCACTATACATAGAAACTTTATCACCAGCATTTAATTCATAAATATTAGATAAAGTATTTGTCCACTGAGCAGGGTTTTCATTATTACCGGATAATGCTTCTTGACTTCTTAATCTATTAGCTTCAACAATTTCATTCTCAATATATCCGGACATATTATATAATATACTTTAATATTTTATTTTTATAATTTAAATGTCTCCTATAAATAAAATGCCTTATAAACAGGGTAAGATGAAAGGTGAACTTACATCAGCAGAAATTAGACGATTAATATCCGCTCATAATAAATTATCTAAAATTACAATACCCAAAGGTACTAAAAGAGATGGACTACTTAAATTAGTTGAAACAAATGGTTTTAGAGTTGATCACAAAAATGAAAAACTTATTCAAACAAGGAGTAAAGCATTAATGAAGATTGATTTACC